AAAAGAACCTCAAAAGGTAAAGACGCAGACGGAAGTAATTTTATACCTTACAAACCTGAGTACAAAGCATTTAGGCGAGAAAAGGGCAGACAAGCATCTAAAGTTGATCTAAACTTCTCCGGACAGATGTTATCCAACATGACTCAAAAATCAGACTCCACTAAAGCTATATTGTTTTTTGCCAATAAGTTTCAATCAATAAAGGCTGTAGGAAATCAAAAGAAAAGACCATTTTTCTTAGTTGGTGATAGAGAAAGCAAGACATTAATCAATTTTTTTGCTAAAGAGTTTAAAAAGGTAAGTGATTTAATATGAGCAAAAGAGAATCTATAGCAGACAATATCATAACTGTACTTACAGCAGTTACCAGTCCTATTACTATTAAAAAGATTACTAGAGAACCATTCTCAGTAGATGAATTATCAGAGCAACAATATCCAGCAGTTTTTGTTCAATCAGGAAACGAAATACGATCAGATGAAACCATGACTTCCACAAGTGTTACAAGACAAGCATCTGCTGATTTTGTAATAGTTGGATTTGTCAAAGGTACAGATGCAAACATAGATACAAAACGAAATGAACTTATTGAAGTCATTGAATCTAATTTAGAATCTGATAGAACAAGAAACGGATATGCAAAGAGAACTGAGATTGTAGAAGTTTCTACAGACGAGGGAACTTTATATCCAATCGGTGGAATCAGAATAGTTGTTAGAGTAATCTATCAATATATTGCTGGTACACCTTAACAACTAACAAAAGGAAAACAATATGGCTACTCACACAGGAAGTGAAGGAACAGTTAAAGTTGGTACAGATACCGTAGGTGAACTGAGATCATTTTCATTGGAAAGTACTGCTGAAACTATTGAAGATACTTCAATGGGAGATGCAAGCAGATCATACAAGGTAGGGCTTAAAGCCTTTACTGGTAGTGCTTCTGTATTTTTTGACGAAACCGATGCTGGACAAATACTTTTAGTAGCTGGTGCAGAAATAACTTTAAATATGTACCCTGAAGGTGCAACATCTGGAGATACTTACTACACTGGTGCTGGTATCGTTACTGGAAGAACAATCAATTCATCTTTTGATGGAATGGTAGAAATGGAAATTTCATTTCAAGGTAATGGTGCATTAACAGAGTCAACAGTAGCATAATAAGGAAGGATAACGCATGAGTGTAATAGATAGAGTTAAAGAACATTTTGAATCACAAGGGGTAAAAACAATTAATGTTGCCGAGTGGGGCGAGGAAGGACAACCTCTAGTGATTTATTCAACACCAATGAGTCTTGCAGAAAAAAGAAATCTTTTTAAGTCTGCTAAAGATAATGATCTTGGTGTAATGGTTGATGTAATAACATTGAAAGCAAAAGATAAAGATGGAAATAAAGTATTCAAACTAGATGATAAGCAAGTTCTAATGAACAAAGCTGATCCTGAAGTTATAGCAAGAGTTGCTCAAGAAATACTTAACTCCATTCCTTTTGAGGATATTGAAAAAAAGTAAGATACGATCAAGAGTTGTTCACCATACTTACTCTTGGGGAAAGGTTACACAAAAGTATGGAAGAAGTGTTGGCTATGTCAGAGGAAGAATTTTTATACTGGATAGCTTACTTTAAGGTGAAGGCAGACAAGGAAAATTTACATGGCACAAGAACGAGTACAAATTCGCCTAGACGCAATAGATAATACCAAGAGAGTCTTTAGGGGTATTGAGGGTTCTTTAGGTCGTATGCGACAAAAGATATTTTCTTTACAATCTTTATTTGCCACTCTAGGTGCTGGGTTTGTTTTAAAGTCTTTCCTTGATGTTGGAAGCGAAGTTGAAAATCTTAGACTTAGATTTAATTTCTTATTTGGTGATGTTACTGAAGGTAAAAAAGCCTTTGATGGTTTGGTTAAATTTGCCTCTAAAGTTCCATTTACTTTGCAAGAAATAGCACAAGCCTCTGGAAACTTAGCTGTAGTTTCTAAAGATGCTGAACAATTAACACATAACTTAAAACTTGCTGGAAATATTGCTTCTGTTACAGGATTGGATTTTAGAACTGTTGGAGAGCAATTACAAAGATCATTTTCAAGTGGTATTTCTTCTGCTGATCTATTTAGAGAAAGAGGAGTTAATGCACTATTAGGATTTAAAGCTGGTGCAAGAACAAGTGTAGAAGATACAATTAAAAAATTTGAAGAAGTGTTTGGAGAGGGCGGTAGATTTGGTAGAGCCTCTGAAGTTTTGGGAACTACCCTTACTGGTACTTTGTCTATGCTTCAAGATAAATTATTTAAGTTTAAATTAGATACTTCTGAAGCTGGTATATTTGATTTTGCAAAAGCTAGTCTTAAAGTTATTAATGATTTAGTGGAAGAAAATGAAGACAAACTCAAAAAACTTGCACAATCAATAGGTACTGGACTAGTTAGTGCTATTAAGGGTTTTGTTTTGGGAATTGGTAAAATTTATAACACAATCTCAGGAGTATTCTCTATTGTTGGAATGGGGATAGCAGGATTAGTTCGTTTAATTAGTTCTTTACCTGATGGTGTTAGAGAGTTTGGTATTTTAGGTTTTCTTTTGTTGGGTGGAAAAGGAAAAGCATTAGTTTTAACTATAGGTTTCTTTATAGATAAAATAAGATTTGGACTAGGTATTCTTATAGAAGGTTTTGGAACATTTAATGTAGCTATATTAGAAACAAGAAAATTTTTAAGCCTAATAAGTAAAGAAGAACTTCCAAGAGTAATAGCATTTAACAGGGAGTTAATGGATATTGCTTCAAACCTTAAAAAACCTTACGAGCAATTAAACACAGAGTTATCTGTTGCAAACGACAAAACAAAAATATTTGGCTATAGCACAAATCAAGTACAGGGATTTTTTGAAGATGTTGAGAAAAAAATAATTTCTAGTGCTAAAGAGGTTGCTGATATGAACGCAGAAATTGCATTAGCGTCAGCCAATGCGGAAATATTAAAAGAGGAATTTCAAGGAATGGAATTGTCTTTAAAGAAAATAAGCGAAACCTTACTAACTAAAGCAAATGAAGAATTTGGAAAAATTAATGAAACAATAGCAACAGGAATATCAAAAGGAATAAAAGATGTATCACAGGGTATTGCAGAGTCCATTGTTCTTGGAAAGCAATTATCAGACACATTTAGAGAAATGGCACAAAAAATATTAATCAATGTTCTTGCAAAATTAATTGAAGAACAGTTATTATTATTAGTTACTTTAGGAATTGAGAAACTGAAAACCTCTGAACTTTATAAACAATATGCTATAAGAAAAAAAATGGAAACCAGTTCATCAAGTGGTATATTTGGAAGTATAATAGAAGGGATAGGTTCAATATTTGGTGGCGGTGGTGCTACTGGTGGCGGTGGTGGTGGTGGTGGTTATGGAATGGCAGAGGGTGGTTCTGTAAAGGGTGGACAACCTATTACTGTAGGGGAAAGAGGTAGAGAAATGTTTATACCATCTTCAAACGGAACAATAATACCTAATCATCAAATGGGTGGAACTACTAATGTTAATTTTACAATCCAAGCAAATGATGTAAGAGGTATTAAGGAATTATTAATAGATAATAGAGCAACTATTACTAATATTGTAAATCAAGCACTTAACTCAAGGGGCAAATCAGCTTTAATATAATATGAGTGGTCAATTTCCTACATCTCCAGCACCAATGTCAGTAAACATAGCTTCTGACCAAGCCACTATTGTTTCAACAACTGTTTCTGGAAGAAGACAAGCAAGACAAATTGATGGTCAAAAATTTAAACTAACATCAACATTTCCAGTAATGTCAAGGGTAGAGTTTGCACCTATCAAGGCATTTGTAATGAAGCAAAGATCGCAACTAAATACATTTACTTTTATTCCACCAACTATTTCTAATGCACAGGGCTTAGCTTCAACTGTGATTTCTACTAATGCTTCTATAACTGCTGGTGCGATTACCGGCACAGTAGATGGTATGACAATATCAACTAACGGAATATTAAAAGCTGGAGATTACTTTAGATTCACAGGTCAAACAAAAGTCTACATGGCTGTTGATGATTTAAACGCAGACGGATCAGGAGAGGGAACTTTAACATTTGAACCACCTTTAAGAACTACTGTCGCAGACAATGCTATCATTATTTATGACAATGTAGATTTTACAGTAGGGCTTAATGGAGATATTCAAGAATACTCAATAGGAGTAAATAATTACTTTCAATATGAAATAGATTTAATTGAGATATTATAATGGCAAGATCCTTATCAGCTTCTATAATTTCGGAATTAGCCACCAACTCTTTAAACCCTGTTGAATTAGTTTATTTAGGAGTAGAAAATGGTTATTATTTTACAGACCATTATAAAAATATTACTTTTGATAGCAATACTTATGCCTCATCATCTGTTTATCTTGGTTCTTCTGAGGCTAGTGAGTCTTCTGAAGTTGCTGTTAACAATCTTGTTGTTAATTTTTCAGGTGCAGACCAAGTTATTATTTCTTTATTTCTTCAAAATGAATACATGGATAAAAGAGCTTGGGTGTACAGAGGTTTCTTAAATGATAGCCAAGAACTAATTAGTGAGCCGTTTTTACTATTTGATGGAAGAATTGAAAACTTAAATATAGAAGAAGACGAAACCACATCTAATGTAAATATATCTATTGCTTCACACTGGGCAGATTTTGATAAAATAAAAGGAAGAAGAACTAACACAAATTCTCAAAGGTTACATTTTTCTAGTGATAAAGGATTTGATTATGCTTCTCAAACAGCAAAGGAAATCAAATGGGGCAGAGGATAAAAGATATTTATAGAGTTGTTGCTTTATATAGACAATTTACAAGATATGATAAGTTGCACTATCAAGACATAGTGAAATTAATTTTACCATCTATCAATTTAGGTCAATATCAAATACACAGTAATAAAACTAAAGATGTAGGTTTTACAAATTGGGCATTTTTAAATGATAATGTTGAACAAAGATTTATGACTACTGGAAGACTTAAAAGTAATGAGTGGAACTGCGGTCATAACGCTTGGCATATTGAAACTGTTGCCAAAAGTAATGTTAGGGAAATTATGAACTGGACTAAAGAATATTTCAAAGGAGTCCTAGAAATTAACCAACCTTTAAAATGGTTAAGAATATCTGATAACTCTCATATTTATAGAGTATCTAAAAAACACAAAAGGGAGTTTCACATCTAATGGGATTAGATCCAGTAACATCAGCCATAGTACAATTTGTCGTAGTAACGGCTATTAGCTGGGTATTAAAGCCAAAGCCACCTAGCCAACCTAGCCAACCAGATGCAATACAAGGCATCTTAGTTAATAAAGCATCTAACAACGAACCTATTCCAGTTGTTTATGGAACAAGACAAGTTGGTATTTCAAGAGTATTTGTAGAAAGTTCAGGAACAGACAATCAATCTCTTTACATGGCTGGAGTACTTTGTGAAGGTGGTGGATATGGAATTGAAAGTATAGAAGAAATTTATGTTAATGATAAATTAGTAACTTGGAGTGGTTCTTTAGATCATGGTGTAGTTAGAACTGTAGGTAGTGGAGATGCCAATTATTACAAAAGTGAAAGTTTAATTTCTGTTCAATCCTTTAAAGGATATGATGACCAAATAGCATCTACACTATTAGATGAAAGCACAAGCTGGGATAGTGATTACAAATTATCTAATGTAGCCTATGTTGCGTTTAAGTTTAAATGGAATCAAGACGCATTTAATTCATTACCAGAAATTAAAGTAACCTTAAAAGGAAATAAAATTTACGATCCAAGATTAGATTCAACAAAAGGTGGTTCAGGAACACATAGAGAGGACACAGCATCAACTTGGGAATATTCAAATAATTCACCATTAGTTCTTTTGGACTATTTAAGAAATCAAAGGTACGGAAAAGGTATTCCCAATTCTGCATTTGAAACCAACTACGATTCTTTTAAAACTTCAGCAGATACAGCAGAAACACAAGTTACACCCTATACTGGCGGTGCAACTATTAATTTATTTGAAACCAATGCTGTAATTCCCACAGAGGATAAAGTTATTGATAATGTAAGAGAATTATTAAATCCAATGAGAGCAATATTTAATTATACTCAAGGTAAATATTTTCTAATTATAGAAGATGCCAATAGTTCTGTGTTTAGTTTAAACTCTGATAATATTATTGGTGGTATTAAAATATATGGAGAGAAAAAAAATACGAAGTATAATAGAATAATTGGAACATTTGTTAATCCATTAAAAGAATGGCAATCAGATACAATATCATTTCCACCTTATGATGATTCAGCTTTACCAACAGCAGACCAACACGCAACTATGTTGGCACAAGATAATGGAACTTTATTAGAAGGTAACTTTGATTTTAAATTTATAACCAGTCCTTATCAAGCTGAAGAACTTTGTGAAATTGTTTTAAAGAGATCAAGAAATGCTTTATCAATAGAAGTCTTGGTAACCTCTGAGGCTTTAAATTTAACTATAGGGGATATTGTAGATATAACTTACTCCACTGGTGGTTTTAGTGCCAAGCCTTTTAGGGTTTATGGACTATCAATAAATACTAATAACACAGTTGGTTTAAAACTTATTGAACATCAAGATAATTTTTATACTTGGAGTTCTAAATCACAAGCACCAACTATAGCTGATACAGTTTTACCAAACCCATTTACTGTCCAACCACCAGCTTCCGTTACATTGTCTGACCAATTAATTGCCTACAACGATGGTACTGTCATAGTAGCATTAGATATTTTAATAGGTGCAAGTCCTGATTTTTTTGTTGATTATTACCAAGTGGAATATAAGAAAAATTCTGAAACAGATTATATTATCTATTCACAAGGTAGTGGATTAAATCACAGAGTGTTAAATGTTATTGACCAAGAAATTTACAATGTAAGAGTTAAGGCTATAAACACATTAGGAATCTCATCTACTTATGCTTCTGCCACCAGAACTATTATTGGTGCGATTGCACCACCAGCAGATGTTGAAGATTTTTCATGCAATGTAATTAATGGAGATGCTCATTTAAGTTGGTCTGCCGTAGCTGACCTTGATCTTGCCTATTATCAAGTGAGATACTCTACTGCTACTAATGGTGCTGAATGGCAGAACTCAGTTAATTTAGTTAATAAAATTGCACGACCAGCCACCTCAGTAACTGTTCCTGCTCGTTTAGGTAGTTATCTAATTAAAGCAGTTGATAAGCTAGGAAACTTTAGTACCAATGAAGCAATTATTACTAATACGATAGACACAGACTTAAATACTATTGTAACCCAAACAGAATCTCCAACTTTTTCAGGAACAAAAACTAATGTTATTCTTAATGATAGTAATTACCTAAGATTAGGTTCTTCAGAATTATTTGATTCAGCAGTTGGATTGTTTGACGATGGTACAGACTTATTTGAATCAGGATTAACAGCTAACGATTTGTATGCTACGGGGCATTATGATTTTGCAAGTATTATTGATCTTGGTGCAACCTACAAATCAAGAGTAACAGCTTCTATTACTCAAAGCGTTGATAACATAGATGACTTGTTTGATAATAGAGTTGGATTATTTGAAGATCAGGGTTCTAACTTTGACGGAGATACACCATCTAATTGTGATTCACATTTAGAATTGGCTACTTCAACTGATAATATAACTTACACTTCATTTAGAAATTTTGTGGTGGGAGATTACAATGCCAGATACTTAAAATTTAGATTGGTTTTGTCTTCTTTAGATTTGGCTTCTACACCAGTAGTTCAAACAGTAAGCGTTACTGTGGATATGCCGGATAGAATATTTAGTAATAACGACATAGCTTCAGGATCAGGAGTTTATTCTATTGTCTTTACAAATCCATACTATTCAAGTAATTACGCAGTAGGTATTACTGCACAAGGTTTATCTACAGGTGATTATTACCTATTAACAAATAAGACAGTCAGTGGTTTTGATATTGCTTTTAAAAACAGTAGTGATATAGGAATAACAAAAACCTTTGACTATATTTCTAAAGGATATTAATTTATGGCACAAGCAGACCTAAGTATTGAGAATCAAAGTTTTCCAACATTTCGTACAGATTTAAATAATGCTATTACTGCATTAAACACAAACCAGTCAGGAACTTCAAGACCATCATCAGCCGTTGCTGGAACAATTTGGCTAGACACAACTTCTGCAACTACTCCTACTTTAAAATTCTTTGATGGAACTGACGATATATCTTTAGCAACTATAGACTACACAGCTAATACAGTTAATTGGTTAGACAATACAGTTTCCATTACAGGACTTTCAAGCACAGCAACAGGAACAGTTTTAACTCTTACAGATTCAATTTCAACATCAACAGTTAATTTAATTATAGATAATCAAAAAGAAGTTAGATTTAGAGAAACCACTGCTAATGGAACTAATTATATTGGATTAAAAGCACCAGCTAGTGTTGCTACTGATTTAACTTTTGAACTTCCCCCATCAGACGGGACTGTTGGACAAGCATTAATAACAGATGGATCAGGCGGTTTATCTTTTGGAGATGTTGCCTCTGATTTAACAGCAGTAGATTCAAACATTTTACCTGACACAACAGACACCTACGATCTAGGTGCTACATCTTTTGTTTGGAGAAATATCTACACAGGAGATTTACACCTATCCAATGAATCTAAATCCGAAGGTAACTCTGTTGATGGAACAAAAGGAAATTGGACTATTCAAGAGGGTTCAGAAGATTTATTTATCCTTAACAACAAATCAGGAAAAAAATACAAATTCAAACTAGAGGAGATTTAAGCATGGGTTTTATCTCTAGTGGAACTACCATGTTTGATAATGGTGCTTTAGTTGCGAGTGCTGGTAGTCAAGTATTATTATCTACGGCTACTGCAAGTGCAAGTGCTTCATTATCTTTTAATAGCACCTACATTAATTCAGATTATTTGGTTTATAAGTTTGAGTTTATTAATTGCCACCCTCAAACTGACGACCAACCTGTTTCTTTTCAAGCCTCTACTAATAATGGCTCTACATATGGAGTAACTTTGACAACTACAGTTTTTGAGGCTTATCATTTTGAAGATGATAGTGCAACTTTCTTAGGTTATCACGCTCATTTAGATTTAGCACAAAGCACAGCATTTCAACCAATATCTGGCTCTTGTGGTAATGGTGCTGATGACAATGTAGGTGGAACTTTAACATTATACAACCCAAGTTCAACAACTTATGTTAAACATTTTATAGCTAACACTCAAGGAAATTATAGAGCCGGTTTACCTATATCCATTAATAGATTTACTGCTGGATATTTTAATACAACATCTGCTGTTAATGCAATTCAATTTAAGTTTTCATCAGGAAACATAGATGCTGGTCAAATCAAACTTTATGGAATAAAAAATTAACATGGCAGTAGTATCAAACGGAACAACTATAATAGACAATGGCATTTTTGATCCAGCTATACCTACTGGTAGTCTTACTTTAATTAAATCTATTACAGCCAGTGCATCAGCAAGTATATCCTTTGTAGATGGTACAGATGGAGTAGTGCTAGATGATACTTATAGTTCTTATGTATTTAAGTTTATTAATATTCACCCACAAAATGACGGCGTAAATTCTAATCTCTTTCAATTCAATTTATCTACTGATAATGGGAGTAATTATAACGTTACTAAAACAACTACAATGTTTTCTGCCTATCATAGTGAAGATGATACTGCTACACTTTTAGGTTATTTTGGCAATCAAGACTTAGCACAATCTACTGCATTTCAACCTTTGTCTGACCCTTATCTTGGTGCAGATGCAGACCAATCATTAAATGGTTCAATGTCTTTGTTTTCCCCAAGTTCAACAACTTTTGTAAAACATTTTATAGCAACTATAAATTATAGTCACAGTCAAAATTATACACTAAACCCATTTGTTGCTGGATATGGAAATACTACAAGTGCAGTAAATGCAATTCAATTTAAAATGAGTAGTGGAAACATAGATGATGGTATCATTAAACTATATGGAGTTAAATAATGGGATTAATTAGCAATGGAGTAACAACATTTGATAATGGCTCTTATAATATAGG